ATGAGATGAATACTTTTGTTTATATTAACGGAAGACCTGACCATCAAAAAGGTCATCACGATGATTGTATTATGTCAATTGCGATGGCGATGTATGTTGCCGAGAAATCATTTCAATCAATTGAAAAAGTTACAAACCATACAAAGGCAATGCTTAATTCTTGGGCAACAACAATAAGTGAAAATAAAAATTCTTCGGAGTTTTTTAATCCTTTAGTACCTCAAATGGGTAGAGATGGTCAGATGATGAATCAAGGTGCAACCAAAGCCGATTATCAAAAATATGGTTGGTTATTTGGTGGTAAATAACTATTTATATTATTAGGATAATAAGTAAAATTGATTTATGAGCGAAAATAATTTAACCGTTTGGCAGAGACTTTCAAAAACATTTGGACCAAACTCATTATTAAAACAAGACTACCCCACATTTAAGTTTGATAAGCAAGAACTTTTACGTACACAAAATCGTGATGATTTTGAAAGGGAAAAATTACAAGCGCAACAAACTTTTTATCTAACAAATCAATGGGCCAAAGTTGAAAACAACTTATATTCTCAAGCAATTTATTATGAACCATCAAGATTATCATCTCAGTATGATTATGAGTCGATGGAATATACTCCTGAAATTTCTGCCGCTCTTGACATCTATGCCGAAGAATCTACAACCACAAATGAAGATGGTTTTATTCTTCAAATTTATTCTGAGTCAAAAAGAATTAAATCGGTATTAGCCGATTTATTTAATAACTCATTAGATATTAACACCAATTTACCTATGTGGACAAGAAACACTTGTAAGTATGGTGATAACTTTGTTTACTTAAAATTAGACCCTGAAAAAGGTGTTGTTGGCGTACAACAATTACCTACGATTGAAATTGAACGTCATGAGGTTGGGGTAACGGCAAAGATATCTGTTGATATTACAAAAGAATTAGACAAAGATAAGAAAGCCCTACATTTTACTTGGAAGAACAAAAATATGGAATTCCAATCTTGGGAGATTGCTCACTTTAGATTATTGGGTGATGACAGAAAACTTCCTTATGGTACTTCTATGTTAGAAAAAGCAAGACGTATTTGGAAACAATTATTGTTATCTGAAGATGCGATGTTAATCTATAGAACTTCAAGAGCGCCTGAAAGAAGAATCTTCAAAGTGTTTGTTGGAAATATGAACGACGATGATGTTGAAGCATATGTACAACGTGTTGCCAACAAATTCAAAAGAGAACAAGTTGTTGATAGTAAGACTGGTAACGTGGATATGAGATTTAATCAAATGGCGGTTGACCAAGATTATTTTGTTCCCGTTCGTGACCCTTCAGCACCAAGTCCTATTGAAACTTTACCTGGAGCAACTAACTTATCAGAGATTGCCGATATTGAATATATTCAAAAGAAATTATTAACAGCACTTCGTGTTCCTAAAGCATTTTTAGGATTTGAAGAAGTTGTTGGTGATGGTAAAAACTTGTCTTTACAAGATATCCGTTTTGCTCGTACCATCAATAGAATTCAAAAAAGTATGATTGCTGAGTTAAACAAAATTGCAATTGTTCACTTATTCTTATTAGGGTTTGAGGATGAATTACAAAACTTTACGTTAGGATTAACTAACCCATCAACACAAGCTGATTTATTAAAAATTGATGTTTGGAAAGAAAAAGTTTTATTATACAAAGATTTAGTTTCTGACCCTGGAAATGGTATTCAACCAGTATCTTCAACTTGGGCTAAGAAACATATATTTGGATTCTCTGATGAAGAAATTAGATTAGATTTACAACAACAAAGAATTGAAAGAGCAGTTGGTGAAGAACTTAAGGCAACACCTACTGTTATCACTAAAACAGGTATATTTGACAATATTGATAAATTATATGGTAATACCTCAGGTGCAACTCCAACTGCGGGAGCTGAAACAACACCGGGTGGTGGTGAAGAATTGGGAGGATTTACACCTCCTCCGGCAGGTGGTGAGTCATTTAGTGAACCAACCGAAGTACCAGCAGGAGAAGAGGGAGGAGCATTACCAACTGAGGCTACTGTTACACCAGAATCTACTTTACCAAATATGAATATTTTGATTGAAAATAATTTTATTAGAGGAAAAACTTTTATAGATTTAGGTCATGGACAAGAATCTTTAGGAGAAATTTCAAAAGAATTGGATAAGTTACTAAACTCGTAATATTTATATTGAAAATAGACAAAATGACATTCGGACAAATTAAATCCATAATTGAAAAAAACTTACTTGAATCTTACAAAAATGAGAAAGATTTCAAGAAATCATTAAAAGAATTCAAACACAATGTTTTGAACAATAAAACAATGTCAAAATTGTATTCTTTGTATGTCCAATTAAGTACGCCTCAAGGATTGTCAGAGTCTGATTCTAAAGAATTTTTAGAAGAAGGTATTACCCTTATTCAAAAATTAGTGTCTGATATTAAAACTCCAATGGTTTTAGAAACTGTTGAAAATAAGTATTCTGATATTGATTCATTAGTTTATATCAATAAATTAGATTTATTGGAAAGAGTTAATTCAAAAAAAAATATTATTAAATTAATTTCATCTAAAAATGAAATAGTTAAGGAGTCAATTAATATTCCAATTAAAACTATGGTTAGTATTGCTAATCAAACATTAAATAATTACATAGAAAATCTTGATGAAAATTCTAAAAAAGAATTTTTACAAATTATATCTGAAGATGTTCAATCTTTAGAAACTAAGTTCGAAACTATACGTGAAAACACTATTGTTAAGCTCAACACAATGTTGGAAAAAGAAGAGGAGTTTGAAATAAAAACTAAATTATCTGAAACAATAGAAAGAATTAAAATTGAGAAATTTGACCAATTAAATTTTCTAAAATTAAAAAACTTAGAAAGTTCAATTTAATCTTTATTAAACTTTTCTTTATAGATTGCTTTTATCACCTGTTTACGTCTTGCAACTGATTTTTTTGTAAATTCTCGTTTCTCAAACAATTTTTGATTTTGTTTGGTTTTAATTACCTTAGACTTTAAAGTCTTTAACGCTTTATCAATCGATTCGTTTTCTTTTATTTTTACTATTAACATATATTACAAATATCACAATACTTTAAAAAATTTTGACATTCGTATTTAAAAAGATTATATTTTTTAAAAAATAAACGATGTCATTATGAATATTAATGAAAAAAGGTAAAAGTGTAAAGTTGAATTTATTTCAACCAATTAAAACAGTGTACGGAACTGTTGATTCTAAAAATTTAAAATCATTGTACATAAACATTCAATCTTGGGTAAATCCTAAATTTGAACACAATAATTGGAATAGGGTTGTTTGTAATCTAAGTAGAGATATAAAACATAGTGTATTTGATTCTATAGACACTAATTTATTTAAAGAAAAATCAATTGTTGACTTAGATTTAAGAACTAGTGGTATTTCACACGGAAAAAAATCTTTTTTTAATCTTGAGGTTAATTTATATACAACCAAAGAAATTGATTTTAAATCACAAGATATTAAAGATTCTGTTAGAAAAATTGTCAATCATATATTCTATTTTAACGTTGAAAACAACAAATACTTTGAATTTTCTACATCTAAAAAATAATTAATACGAACAAAGATATTTATACGATATATTTATCTTAAAAGTATTAATGAAAAAATTAAGAATTTTAGAATCAAACGAAGTAGGTCACGGAATTTTGATTGAAACCGATGCTGGATGGGTCTCTCCAAAAGAGAGTCATAATGCTCTTGTAATCCAAGAGTCGGCAAAATTAGATTACAGAAATCCATTTGAGTTTTATGCAGTATTACAGAAATATGATACTCCAAATAGAAATGGTAGAACATATCCTGAACAAATATTAAAAAGAGAATCGGACAACTATAAAAAGGCGATTGCCAAGGGTTTGTCAACTTCAGAACTTAATCACCCTGAGTCGTCTCTTATTGACTTAGACAGGGTATCTCACATCATCACCGACATATGGTGGGATAGAAATATTTTAATGGGAAAATTAAAATTATTGACATCACCAGGATTTCACGAAAGAGGAATCGTTTCAACTAAAGGTGACCAAGCAGCAAACCTTATGAGACAAGGTGTTACTTTAGGTATATCATCTCGTGGTGTTGGTTCATTAAAAAAAGTTGGAGAAAGAAATGAAGTACAAGACGATTTTGAATTAATTTGTTTTGACTTAGTATCATCACCATCAACACCTGGAGCTTATTTATTTACCAATCCTGAGGACAGAGATATGTATGAGGAAAATTTAGAAGAAGAAAAAAGAGGAAAACCAACGGTTAATTCAGATTATGTTGACAAGTCAGTTGACTTAATGAAAAAATTAAACGATTATTTGGGAAAATAAAAATTATGGACGAAAAATATTTTGTAGCAAAAATTCAGTATGATTTACCTGACCAGGATTCAGGTAAGATTAAAAAAATTAGAGAAGAAAAATTGGTTAAAGGTTATTCTGTAACGGATGTGGAAGCAAAGGTTACAAAAAAATATGAGGGATTCACTCATGATTGGAGAATAACTTCAGTATCAGAAAGCAAAATCGATGAAGTAATCGAAAAATAAAAAGTGGTCATTAGACCACTTTTTTTGTTTAAGTCGGATTTTTTCTTAATAGGGAACTATTTATAATGAAAAAAACCGATTTTTTTATGCGAGAAAATAAATTAGTACAAGAGGCTCTAATTCAAATGAAAAATGTTGAAGAAGCTATAGCCGAAAATGCAAAAGGAATACTTGCTTCTACTATGAAGGAAGAAATCAACCAACTAGTAAAAGAATCTCTATCGGAACAAGATGAAGATGAGATTGAATTAGATGTTGACGCAGATACTGATGTAGATGCTGAAACTGATAATGAAGATGAAATGGAAATGGACTTAGACATGGATGTTGACGGAGACGAAGACGAAATGGAAATGGACATCGATATGGATTCAATGGAAAGTCCAATTGACTTGACCGACGCTTCTGACGAAGAAATTCTAAAAGTATTTAAAGCAATGGGTGAAGAAGACGGAATTATCATTAAAAAAGATGGTGACGATGTTCACTTGACTGATAATGATGCTGACGTTGAATACCTTGTTAAACTTGGAGAATCTGAAGATGATATGATGTCTGATGACATGATGGAAGATGACATGATGAAGATGGATGATGACGAAGATACTGACGCAGTAATCGACGCAATTTTTGCTGAAATGGAAAACATGGATGAAGAAGATGAG